CTGCGAAGTTCCGATTCTGCGAAATCGAAGTTATATGATTTTCCCATCACCAAATCTTCAATATTTGCACCGTATTGTTTGTCTTTGTATATGGAGTATCTGTAAAGCTGTGTCCGTATACATTTTTGTATCCATAGCTTAAGAGCATTAATGCCCGATAAAATGATGGGATTACCGTCTTTCATAACAAATTCGCCGTTACCGAAATCAAAATCAAATGTCTTTTTCATTATTCGGTTACTCCTATCACAACAAACTTGTTGTCGTTGTCATACGGCAATAAAACTACTTCTTTTCCAAGGTATTTGTATTCCGTATGATTGTCTCTCTCTTGTGTTTCATAAATATCAAAGACCGATTTTATATCACTGTCATCAAGTAAAATATTGTTTCCAAGCTGTATTACAAGTTTCGGCAGAGATATAATTCTGCCGAACATCGGTGTATATGATGACGGATTGTCTCTTGCTTTTATGTGCCTCGCTAAATCTGTAACTCCACTCATATCATTGTTCCTTTCCACGAAAAAAGCGACTACCTAAGTAATCGCTTTACATTTTAATCTTTTTTTTCTGAATCTTTAATTAGATCCTCAGCTTTTTTGCATCCGCCTTCTACCCATTCTTCAAATTCAGTCTGTACTCGCACAGACTGATTAATTTGTTCTTCCACCATTTACACCCACTTTACTCGTTATGAAGAGTATTATACCACAACACATACTTTAAATCAACTATTCATTCAAGTTTACTCAACTCCAGTTTATCAAAATGCCAGCCGTCTTTATAACTGTGACTTGTGCTTTCGATTGCATACTTTACACCGTCTACCGATATAACTTCTCCGGCTCTGGTATAGCTGTCATATTTCTCTACTATTTCAAACGAAAAAGTTTCATTCACCTTTGCATTTTCGTTAAGCTCACGTTTTGCAACTGTATCGGCATTTTCTTTTTCGGTATCTATCT